TCGAACTACTCCCTCCATCTTTAGTCGCTTGGCAACGCTGATTGCCCTCTTCTCGCCATTCGGAATTGCAAATATCAAAACGTCTGGATACTTGGCTCGAAACCAATTGATAAACCCTACCTGCTCAGAATGTTCAGAAGGGGATATCTTCGAGGCTGAAATCAGCGTAATCGCCTTGCGTCTTCTCATGCTTTCTCTCCACTTGAGTATAATCAAATTTCGTAATCTCTTTATACTTTGGATTGTGATTGGATGGCTTGACCATCACCCTGCTTGGCTTCCTCCAGAAGTGTGCCTCATCCAGAGCCTCAGTCGTTGTATCAGCCAAGGCATTGAGCAGAGGCTTACGCTCCCTATACTTACTGGCTGCATATCCACCGTGATCTGGACATAGCCACTCACTGACACTGAGCATCCCAGAATAGTAGGTCACCTTGATCGAGTCAGGTTTGCCTTCCTTCTTGTGTCTGGAATACAAAACGTCATCGACATCCACCCACTCAGCCACAACTTGGCTCGATAGCATGGCTCCACTGTACGAACTTGATCCATGATTAAGAAGTGGAGCAGGGAACTCAAACCCACACTCAGGACATATCTTGGCAGCTGCGTGGACTATCGTCTGGCAACTCTCGCACTGCTTGACTGGAGCCTCGCCATCACCGCCACCCATTTTATCTTTTGGTTTAACTGTATCAATAAATCCAAAACGCTCGACATTAGATCCGTAGTCCAAAATTAGACAATTTTCCTTGCCTTCAGCTACCCTTGTGCCTCTCCCAATGCATTGAATGTACAGACCACATGAGGCAGTCGCTCTCACCAAACAGACACAATCGACACCAGGATAGTCAAATCCAGTGGTCAATACGTTCACGTTAATCAGGCACTTCAGCTTGCCACTCTTAAAGTCTGCAATCGTCTTCTCTCGAACAGCACTGCTATCTGTTCCAGTTACAACTCCAACATCTATACCGTGACGATCAAACTCATCAGCCAGCAAGTGTGCGTGATTTACTCCAGAGCTAAACACGAGCCAGCTCTTTCTGTCAGACGCTAACTTCACAACTTCCTTGACTGTCGATTCTATTAGCTCTGGGTCAGATGCAGCTGTAGCCAACTCACTCTCGATAAACTCTCCACCTCGCTTGCCAACGCCAGTAAGGTCGATCTGCTTGAGCCCACCCTTGCTGATGACTGGTGACAGGTATCCCTGATCCATTAACAGGCTGATAGGAATGTCGTGAGCTATCCCATCGAATATCGCTCCCTTTCCTTTGTGCAAGTATCCGCTGTCCAGTCGATATGGCGTGGCTGTTAATCCAACCACCTTAACGTCTGGATTGCATATCTTCAGGTCTGCAATAAATCGATTGTATCGTGTCTCGCTGTTCTTAGGTAGCAAGTGTGCCTCATCGATCAGAACTAGATCTGGGGCTGGAACCATGTCATACGCCCTCTCCCAGACGCTCTGGATGCCAGCGAAGGTGATTGGCTTGTTCAACACCTTCTGCTTCAGACCTGCACTGTAGATGCCAAAATCAGCCTCTGGGTAGAGCTTTAGCAATCCACTGGCTCCCTGCTCCAGAAGCTCTTTAACGTGCGTCACAACCAGAACTCTGGTGTCAGGATAGCTCATGGCATCCTTAATAATCTGTGCAAGTATCGCTGTCTTACCTGACCCAGTGGGAGCCACAATCAGTGGATTATCACCTGCCTTGCTTGCCCAATAGTTATACAATCCATCGACAGATTCTCGCTGGTAGTCTCTTAGCTCAAACGCCATTTACGATATCCTCTAGAAATTTGTTCGCATCGTTTACTGCGTCAGTACGATTGGCACTGTCATAATACATCACAACTTCAGCGACATTCGAGTGGATCTCAGGCCAGTAGTGAGCCAAGTTTTTGTGGATCAGTAAATTAATCATCACAATCGACATCTGCCTACTGGTCATTTTGTCGGGGCAGATCTCAAGTATTAACTCTAAGACTTCTTCTATTTCATTATCCATGTCGCATCCTTTCATCAAAAATGGCTTGGCTGTTATTCTCGTTGCGAATAATCTCTCCGCTATCCTGATCCTCATATTCCACAAACGTATCACCAGCATCCGTAACTACAAAATCTTTTGGCATTATCTGAGGAATAAAAAGGTGCTCACTGCAAGTCTCGACTGGCTTGCCCTTGGCACAACTCCACGTTCCATCTTGCTCTGGAGTTACATGGCTACAGGTTCTGCAGCTGACTTCTGGTATCTTACAGCCATGACAGACTGCCCAGTAGCTACACCACTTGCACTGCCAGAAGCTGGGGTCTTCATTTAATTTATCTGGAGGTGTGTCAGAGAACACAATCTTGTTGGCTTTCTCAACAAGTCCCTTGGCTTCCTTCTTGTCGAGCTTGATTCGCTCGCCATAGATCTCATCCGTATTTTTATTGACACAGAAAAAGTAACACCTGTCGATCTCAGCCAGATGCATTCCAATTTGGCACTGAGCCCAGTAGACAGGCTTTGACTTCTGGCATCCCAAGTTCTTCATTGCCTTGAAGTTCTTCTCGCTCATTGTCTTAAATTCTAATGTGTGTGGCTTCTTGCTCTCCGCAAATCCAAGACCGACACCATCGAGGCTTAGTGCAAAGTGACCACCGCACTCTGTAAACCTGACCTGCTTGCCAGTCTCTGGATCTCGCTCCCAGACCGTCACTCCAACTGCTCGAAGGTTTGACACCACTCGATCCTCTTCACGATCACCAGTCTCAAACAGTCTCAGCATTCTGCCATCAAAACTTGGACGCCATGCGTGGCGAAACTGATACCACAATGCTCGACTGCAATCGTTGCCAATCTGTGAGCCACCTAAGTGTGGTCGATGCTCGTTCTTTCGTTTGTCTTTATAGTATTTGTAAATTGCATCAATCGTGGCTGGAGTGGCGAACTTCTCAAGGTTCATCTAAAACATTTCCTTCTGCTCATCGTTGCTAGGCTTCCATGTGATATCACACAATTGATAGCTCTGGATGTTCCCAGCGAACTTAGCTTTATGAAATTTTCCTGATGGCGTAATCTGCTTTACGTCTTCGACAGACATACGCATCTGCTCTCCCTCGTGCTCGATTATCAATCCACCTTCTCGAATTGCATCCTTCAACTCATAATCTCTGACAGAGACAAACTTACCCAGCCACAGTTTTTTTACTTGCTTACGTTTCATTTCACTCTCCTTCTGTTCATAAAATGGGGCAGCAAAAGCCACCCCATCGCTCAACAGAACTACGTCTTCCAAGGTGGTGTTGATCCACTACTTGCTGCCACACCAGACGGAGCAGCTTGAGCTGAAGCTCCACCACTTACAGCCTCATAGCCTTTGGCATTGTTTGATGCCTCATAGCCATCTTGTGCAGGTGAGACAGCCATCTTAACCATGAGTGGCTTGTCACAGAGCTCTGCACTGTCCTTTGGGCTATTCACACCAATAGCTCGACAGATCGCAGATAGTGATTGCTGTGCTATCTGTACGACTACATCTTTGTCATGCTTGAGATTTAAATAATCAAAAACATTTCTACCTGTATAGTCACCATCGATCACTTCGATTGATAGCTTGAGGTATGATCCTGTCCCTGCCTTATTCATTCCCTCGACAGCCTCAGTGATTACACATTTGTACCACCCTGCTGGCAGTGGTTGAAAGGTTGCTGATGGCTCTACTTCGAGAGCATTAAATCCATTTAAGTCCATTTTATTTCTCCTTCTGGTTTGGTAAAAATTGTGCGAAAGGGTTGCCACCCTCGAATGTGAATGGCAGTGGCTCGCTTATATTAAAGCGATTCTTGGTGACGCTCGATGCCTGTGGGAAACACAGGATCTCACGCTCTCCAGTTGAAATGGCACGTTTCTTATCGCCATCTCCTCTGGTAAAGGTCTTCAGTCTAATAAGGCAAACAGCGTCACTGTTGTCTGTGTAGTGGGGTATGGACCTCTTGTGCATACGAACACAGTAACGATTGTAGGGGTCCATGTCTGGCAGAGTTAATGTCTCTGTGTCGGCATGACCTATGAACACAACATTCATGTTCATTTCGTAGGCTAGGCTTCCAGCCCAACTTCTGACAAGAGAATGCCGTTCAGCTGCCTGACTAAACCCAGAACCAAATCCTCCACCAGCAGTGCTGATAGACTTAGCCTTGGGATCTTGCTCAACTATCTCTGACTCAATAATTGATGCGAGCTGAGTAATTGAATCGATCACCAGAGTTTTGTGATCGTGCTTCTCTGTTCCAAGAGCCTGTATAGCGTCTAGAACGTCCTGACTGGAAGTTGCTACTGGAAACAGGCTGACGTTGTCATTGCCTACCAGAGAGGCTGTACCGTCTTCTGTTCTTATGAAAACAGGCGAAGGGAACAGACTCGCTAGGGTCGTTTTTCCAAGACCGCCCTCCCCAAAGATTGTCATTATAACTGGTCGTTGCTTGTCTGGCTTCGACAGTGATTTTAAATTTATAGCCATTACCAATCCTTCCCAAATACGAGTGCAAATACCTCGTCTAAAATTTCATCCATAGTTCTCTC